AGTAAGCTGAAAATGGATCTTGTCTAACGTTTCCAACATAGACTTCTACTTCTGCTGTGTTGGCTACACTTTGTGAAAGTGTAAAATCTGTTTCTGAATTATCACCGTTGAACTGTTGAGAGTTCATGGTATTTAAATTTTGTTTTGGCGCGTTTCCTAAGTATGCCATGGTTACTCCTATGTGCTTATTGCATCAACGAAAGAAGCCCATACATCTAAACTTGACGCGGTATCTGACTTGGCTTTTAACACGTCATTGTTATGCATTACGATCTTGCTTCCGCCGTCAATTAGTTCTAAAGATCCGCCACTAACTATTGGACAGTTCTTAATTAAATAATAATCGTTTGATCCATCATTAATAAAGACATCTATATTTATTGTTGATGTTGTTGTGTTTGCGCAACGAATAGAGATGATTGCATCATCTGAATTACTTGTATGAACAGTTGCTGCTGATGTTCCTACGTTTCTTTGTATATATCGTTCAAAATCTTGTGCCATAATTCTCCTTATAAACTATTTTTAACTACAACGCAATGGCCATAGCTGTAACAAATCCTGCTGTTACTCCTCCAGCCCCACTTGATGCTGAAGTAACTCTACCTTTTGCATCTACCGTAATTGATGAATTTGTATAACTAGCTGCTGATACTCCAGAATTAGCTAGTGTTAATGCTCCGCCAGATGCAATTGTTGCATCACCTGACATTGCAGATTCTTCATAACTTGTACCGTCTCCTATTAATATTTTACCTGATGTAACATCAGGCATTATTAGTTTAGATCCTACTGTTAAATTTCCATTTATATTATTTGATATTACATTTGCAAAGTTACCCATGTAGCTGTGTGAAGAGCATTGGTAATATAAAATATTTGGTGTGTTAGCATCGACTGCTATTTGAGTATAATCTCCTGAACTACCACCAGAACCATTTGTAGTTACACCTGTTGTATAAGCAGTATTTTTAGCTGCATCTAAATAAAATCTTAATGGGTGTCCTGAGTTACTAGAATCAGAAATATCAAATCTATAGTAATATTTGTAAGATGAATCTGCACCTGAAAATGTAATTGCTGGTGATTCTAATCCATCAAAAAAATATGCACTAGAAGATCCCTGACCTGAGTAAGGATGTGCTGTTGTTTTAGTTCCAACTTTAACTGTAATTATTTTTGGCGCTGATGAAGAACCATATTCTTCTGGAGTAGGTAAACTTATTTTTGCACCAGGTACTGTACAGAATACTTCTGTTGCACCTGCAAAGTTTACAGCAGCATCACTATTAGAACTAGAAATAATATTAGTTCTAGCAAGTGTACTTGCTCCTCCGTTTAAAGTTCCAAAACCAACTTCAAAATTATTAGTACCGTTTTCAAAAATACAATAGTATGTAGTATTACCTCCACCGATACCTGCAGCAAAAGTTTCAAAACCTGTTACCGCACCACCAAGTGTAAACGTACCTGTACCAGTAGTCGAACTGGATTCTTTAACCCTATCGTTTAATTTAAACGCCATTTAATTTTCTCCTTATGCCATGCTTATAATTGCATTAGCCGGTGTACTTGGATCTGGATAAGAAACTGTAAACGTACCATTAGTAGCCGTTTTGTTTCCACCAAAATCTAATACTACACATAACTTATCACTCTTGTCATCATTATAGATTGCTGCAAATGCTGCTGTAAAAGTAGCACTAGCCCAAGTACTATCTGCAAAGTCAACTGAAGCAACTGCAGTTGAACTTGCCACTGCTTGTGAACCTAAAGCTTTTCTCTCATAGTTTGAACTACCAGAAGAACTAACTTCATTAGTTGTAAGTGCAACTGTACTAGACGTTGAGTAAGGATTAGATGTATACAAAGCTATTTTAAAAGCATCTCCTCCATTTGCAAAATTATGTGTTCCCGAAAAGAGTTCTCCTCTAAATGAGAACGGTATTATATTTGCCATATTATTTTCTCCTTAGTATTTTGATGGTGATTCAGATTTTAAAGGAGTACGAATAGCTCCATCTTGATATTCGTCTCTACGTCTTCGACCTTGTTGTTCGATCGCATACGATTGTAATGCTCTTTTAAAAGATCCTTCGTAGTATTGTAACATATCTGCGGGACCTTTCAAGTATCCATATGCTTCTACCAGACAAGCGTACAAAAGTAAATCTTGATATTTATTACTTGTATAAGTTCCAACTGTAGACGCTGGATTTGCTGTAGTAGGCTGTGTGGTACTTGTTATACTAATAGGTTGTTTTGTAAAAGCTAAAGTTATTGAAAATTGAGCATTTGGTGTAGGTGCTACTACCCAAAATTCAGCATCCCAATTACCATAATATTTTGGAATACCAGAAGCTGTATTTGGAGTATTATAATACTCAGCCATATAACTAGTGTCTTTTTTTTCTAAAAAAGTTTGTTTACCATTAGAATCTGTTAATTGTGCATATCTAATAAATCTTAAATCAGTTGGAATAGTTACATATCTATTTCCACTAACTAAAGCAGATGTTGCATAAAATCTATTATCATCAGAATCTGCATCTCTGTAAATTCTATTTTCTGCATTTTTAATTATTGTACTTAATAAAGTATTAGATAAAACTGAATCATCTACTTCTGTGTAGTTTCTAATATCATCTTGTAAATTTGCTAAAGTGTAAGCCATTATGGTGTTAGAGTAACTGGTCCTGCAGTTACAAACATTCCTCCTGAATTTTCCGTTACAGTTGCATTACTACCACAATCAAAACTGTAACTATTTGTATCAATAACTGTTATACTAAATCCTGAACTATTTTCAAATAAAGAATACACCAGGCCTCCTGGGCTTCCATCTACATTTCTAAAAACAACAGTATCATTTGTTGCTCTTCCATGAGCAGGTTCTGTAACAGTTACAGTAGAAGAACCTGAAGTTAAACTTAAAGGATTTCCAGGTAATAAATTTTCTGTTGCAGGTTCAACTCTTGCAGGTCTTGCATTCATTAAACCTTGAGGGTCACCTGTAAATCTTGTTGGTTGAATTTGTGGTTGCTTTGGTTCAAATTCTGAGTTGTGAACAAAACTACCATTCCATTCAGTTACCATTTCTCTATATGGAAATGCTAAACCTGATCTATCAGATATTGCCTGCGCATATTTTCCTCTAGATAATTTTGCCATTAGGTTCCTGGATAATAAGTTTTAGGAGTAATAAAAGAACTCGATGAAGATCCATCTTCAGTTAATGCTCTGTTTAATTCATCCTCATATAACATTTTTAACATTTGAATTCTATCGGGTGCATATTTTACCGCTAAGTAATATGCAAGACCTGCAATCATACATGGTACAAATCTGTAAGGTACGTCTGCATCATTAGTATAGTCTCCGGCATCTTGAATTCTTTTTACGTAATAATAATTAAAAAATTTACCAGCTTGATCAGTTCCTGGTGTTAAATATAAAGTAACTGTTATTTTATCAATAAACCTTTGTACAAAATATTGCGTAGGTTGACCTGTAGAAGTTTTATTTGATAATGCTTGATAAGTTGATCTGCTAATTTTACTAAGAGGTGTATCTACATTAGAATCATTTCTAAAACTTGCTTCTAAAATATCATCAACACCATAAACAGCTGTTGCATCTGATGTACCATCATCTGTTGATCTAAACATTGTATATGTTGCTTGATTATTAACTAATGTAATTGAGTTGTTTGCAACTTCCCAATAGTGCAAACCTCTATTTCCCCATTCTTGAAACATTATATTTAAAGAACGTCTTGCACTTTTTAATTGATATCCTGAAACTCCTTCAATACCAATTCTTTCATAAGACTCTTCTACTATATCAGAAATAGAAAAACCTTTTTCAAAAATTGTAGTTCCAGAGGTAGTGTTAGCCATTTAGCCTCCTAGCCAGTATATCCGATAGTAACAGATCCTGTTCCAGTTACATCTGCATAGATAGTAGTTTGAAATCTAATTCCGTTTCCAGGTACATAAAGATCTAATCCTTCACTTCCAAAAGTAGATTCAAATACTATTCCTCCAGATGCAGTTGCTGCATCATAAAGTTTTATATTTGTAACTCCTGTAGCTTGAATGTATGTAACTCTAGCAGGACCAATATTAGTAGATCCTCCTGAAGCAGTTTTTACCTGTCCGTCAGCTGTAAGTGTTGTAAATTTTTGGTCTGATGACATATTGTTTTCTCCTTAATTAATTTTAAGTGGGCCCGGAGGCCCACCTTAATTACTTATTAACTTAAATTATTGTTTTGTGAGTATAAAACAGTAATTCTAGTTGAACCAGCGTTAGTTGCAGCAGAAGCAGTAATCGTTAATCTGATATCTGCAGTTCCTGTGTCAGACCAAGCTAATGCTCCACCAGCTTCAGTTGTTGGGTATTTTCTACCAACACCTGTTCCAAGTGCGAAAGTATTAATTATACTTGTTGCTCCACCGGCTACATCACCAACACTTAAGTTAGTTGCGCCAGAAGCTGCTACGACTGAATCAAGTACACAATCAATAATCTGTGAGTTTGCTGGAATAACAATATTTGTTACGTCTGCAGCAAGTGCTCCACCTGATAAATCAATTAGATGTGTTTGAGACATTACAACTTGTCCAACATTAGCAATGTTAGATCCAAGTGTTGTACCTGTAGTGTTTTGAATCGTTCCCGCTTTTATCGGTCCCGAAAATGTAGTTTGTGCCATGATTATTCTCCTAGTTAAATTCTACATAGTCTCTAGGCCGTCGACTATACTGCGTCTATGCAGAATATTAATTTATGTATAGTGTAAT